AAATGGCTGAGAATTTTTCTACTGACATGGTTTACCTCAAAGGGTGGGCGGCCCGTCCTGACACTAGGCCGCCCTGTGAAACTAAAACGGTACTTCTTTTGAAGCAGCACTATCGTCCTGATGTTTCACGACCACGTCACCTTTGGTAATACTCTCAAAGAAAGCTTTTGCGCGAGCGTACAATCCACCATCGGTAACGGCTCCTTCGCGGCTCATCTCCCAATTGTGCCACGAACCCTTACTGTTCTCTTCTGGAACAGTCTTGAGATGATATACTTGGCTAAAGCGAGGCGGTGTAAACGGACCGTTCTTTCCTTGCATTTGTACCGAGGACATCATGCTATTCCACTTACGGCTCTTTTTGAGCGCAGTGGACTTCATCGCAATCAACGCGGTTTCAGCAGAACCATCTTCATTGATGATGACAACAAAGTGTTGATGCGTTTCTTCAATATAAGAACCGTCGCCGTTGACAACGTAGTCCTTATTATCGTCCTCACTGCGTTTAACAGGAGGACACTCTTGTTGCGTTTCATATATAGCTAGAGGTGCACCACTCCCTGATCCCCTAGGTGCCCACTGAATGAAACGCCGTTGGTAAGCGCAGGGTATAACACGCACCCCATCCTTACCGCTATAAACCTGACCAGACACAGTGTTGTAAAAATCACCACGCCGTGCAGTGTCAAGTTTATCCAATAGCGGATCAATACCAGATAAGATTTTGAGGAATGGCAGCGCCAGATCCTCTTGTGTTAAATCTCTAATCCCATCACCCGCATCCGCCTCAAACATAGACGGATCAAATTCAGCCATTTCTGACTTGTTCGCTTTGGTCACAGCTTTACCCATTTTTTGCTCCTTTTATAACTGCACGTTGCCCTACATAGGCACCAAATAAATCCATTGGAAATTCATCGCCCGCTTCAACTCTCTCGCGGACAAAAGCTCTAAGTGTTTGGGAATGGATAGTTGTGTTCTGTTGAGGAACGTATCCTTCTTTTTCAGCAAGAGCCTTAAAGGACCCCGCCATATCATCTTCCCCCCGACCAAACGATACCGACACATCATTTTTAATAATGTCGTCGTAACCGTGGTCCCTCAACCACTCATACGCTGCCTCTCGGTTTGCAACCAAGATCGATGCACCATACGTTGGTTTCACGTCGATGGTGGAACCGTCATCCAAGGTAAATGAGGCAAGCCCCATTTCTGCCATAGATGCGGGTAGTTCCTCATCTGTAAGACGCAGCAGTTCTTTCTTGGCATCTTTATGTTGCCGTTCAAGGTCTGCAACCTCTTGTTCTTTTGCTTTGATTATTCTTGCTAACTCGGCTACTGTTTTCAGTGCGCTTCCGTCAGTCTTTTCCAAATTAGAGGCAAACTTTTCTTCAAAGTCTTGCTCCATTTGTTGTATCAGATCCTCTGACATATAGTCTCCTTCGCGGTTCGTGGTTCGTGGTTAAAGACCTTTTTGGGGCCTTGACATATTTTCATATACTCTTATAAATTCTTATAGTCAAGGGGTAGAGCATGAAGAAATACGAATTTAAAACAAAACCATTCGATCACCAGTTAAGCACACTTCAGAAGTGTTGGGATAAGGAGTACTATGCACTCTTTATGGAGATGGGTACAGGAAAATCAAAAGTTGTTGTAGATAATATTGGTGTGTTGTTTGAACAGGGTGAAATAGACGCTGCACTGATTGTTGCGCCAAAAGGTGTGTATGACAACTGGGTACAAGGTGAAATACCTACGCACTTCCCGGATCATATAAATAAAAGGGTCTTGCGTTGGGAGCCAAAAACAACCAAGACTTATTTAGCAGAATTGGAAGAGCATATAATGGAGCCGTTTGACGGGATTAAGTTCTTTGTCATGAACGTTGAAGCTTTTTCGACGCCTCGCGGAGCACAAACCGCGGGGCGATTTTTAGTTCAGAACCCTGACAATCTAATGGCGGTAGACGAAAGCACGACCATCAAAAACCGTAAGGCTTCGCGGACCAAGAACCTTATGGTCTTGCACAAGTACGCAAAGTATCGACGCATCCTTACAGGATCGCCAATCACCAAAAGCCCTATGGATCTGTTTAGCCAGTGCAACTTTCTGGCAGAGAAGGCTCTTGGGTTTAACAGTTACTTCGCATTCCAGAACCGCTATGCAATGGTGCAGAAGCGCGTCATGGGGGCTAAAAGCTTTCAGGAGATCACGGGCTACCGACGGCTCGATGAGCTATCAGAGAAGCTCGACGTGTTCTCTACGCGCATACTGAAAGAAGAGTGTCTGGATTTACCGCAAAAGATATACATGAAACGCATGGTGCCGCTGTCAGATGAGCAGCAGAAAGTGTACGAGCAAATGAGAAAACTCGCACTGGCACAACTGGACAACGGAGAGCTTGCCACAACGGCAAGTGTCCTGACACAGATCATGCGATTACAGCAGATTTGCTGCGGACATTTTACCCCTGACGTGGGTGAGATCCGCACACTGAAGAACAACCGTCTGAATGAACTCTTGGACATTACAGACGAGCTACAGGGAAAAGCAATCATTTGGGCATCGTATACCCACGATATTCAACAGATAGCTTCGGCCCTGCGCCACCGCTTTGGCGTCGAGGCGGTGGCACTTTATTACGGTGAGACACCACAAGACCAACGGCAAGACATTGTCGAAAGCTTTCAAGACAAGGACAGTCCCTTGCGCTTCTTTGTGGGTCAACCCAAAACAGGAGGGTACGGCATTACCCTGACGGAGGCAACCACGGTCATATACTTCAGTAACAGTTATGACTTAGAGATTCGGCTACAGTCCGAGGACCGTGCGCATCGGATTGGGCAACACCACCCTGTTACTTATATCGATCTAGTATCGCCTAAAACAATAGACGAGAAGATACTTAAAGCGTTACGCAGTAAAATTAATTTAGCTGAGAAGGTCTTGGGCGAGGACGCAAGACAGTGGTTAACCTGACATAAACTGCTGATATGAACCAATGCCCCGTGGGCCGCGGAACATGTCACGGGCTGTATCACTGAGGGATCCTATGCCTTGAACGGATCCGCCGTCAGCTTTTCTATCTATACTTCTAAAAAATCCCTGTCTCATCGGAGTATAAAAACGCGGAGATCTTCTATCAGTAAACTCTCCTGTTTCCGGGTCTAAAAATCCCGATCCACCCCTTCGTTGAATTTCGTCAGGAGTTTCTTTTGGTGCGATAAATCTGTCTGCAAGATTTAATTCTGAATAAGAATAGTCTGTATAATTTTCTAGCCCAGAAGTATTTACTCTACCGGGTTTCATGACCGCGGCACTTACGGGTCTTGGGTTTTCTTTTGTCTTTACAATAACAGGTACTTCAGGCAAGTTAAGCTCTATTGCTGCTTGCAAACGATGATGCCCTTGACCTATTGAAATTTCTCCATTTGATAAGACTAATTCTATTTCAATCGGTTCTTTAATACCTTCATTAAAGATGTTTTCTTTAAGTGTTTCTTGTCCAGATTTTTCAAATTGTTCCAAAAATTGTGGGTTTTCATTTAAATTTCCGCTTGGAAGATCACCGCCAAATTTACCTACGTCATATCTTGGATAATTAAATTGCGCTATATTATCGGCAATTTCTTTAGTGCTTATATACTCAACTTTTGGATTATCAAAAGCTCGTCTTGGAGCAGGTATATTATTTTGTTCTGCATATCGCACAATGTTTTTGTTTATCTCTTCAGTGCTTTTTTTCTCAATTCGGCCGTCTTGTATAATATTTTCAATATTTTCATCATTTATTTTCTGTACGTTTTCTTTTAGATAATCATCTGCAAAATCAGCTTTGCGGACCATTTGCATTGAAGGGTTTACGTTTAAAAAACTGGGAGTTGATTCTGTTGTAAAATCTTCGACCAGTGTGCGAAGGTTTGGAAACTCATCAATGCCTTTTGCATTTTTTGCTGTGTGTAAACCCCTTCTCTTCGCCTCATCAATTAAAATTTTAAAATTTGGCAAGTTGTCCATTTTATCAATTTCATAATACGAAAATCCATATTGAGGGTCATATCGGTGAGACGCGATTTCCTCTAAGGCATCATCACTTGCTGTTTTAAAAAACGACGGATCTATTTCATCCAAAACTTCGCGAACTTCATTAAAAATTTCTGTTTCACTTCGATCAATAAAAACTTCTGCATCGTCCCGAATCTTCATTGCGTCAGCGTTTGGAATTTCAATTTCTGCCGCCTCATCAAGTATTTGATATTTTTCATCAATCTGACCTTTTAAAGCTCTGATGTTAGCCATAGCCATATTGATTGGGTTGATAGGCGCTCTACTACCCGTCTTCGCTGCTTTTGTTACAACATCTGTAATAACATCAGGCGCTAGTGCCGCTACGGGGACCGTGGCTGCCGCTCCGGCAAGAAAGTTCCGGCGGCTCGGATCTTGTACAACATCCTTTACAACCTCTTCCGCTGCCTGCGGACCACCAAAACCCGTAAAAATTTCAGGAATTGCTTGTGCCGCCTTTTGGCCCCCAAATCTTGCAAGCACAGGTGCCAAACCATAGGCCGCAGTTCCGACCAAAGATTCGATGCCTCTTCCGATTCTCTCCCGCATTGGAAGATTGTCAGGATTAGCAATTGCATCAACTGAACCGTCCCCTTGACGATAAAGATCCACAGGAACATTGAATAAAGTGAGAGCACGATTTACATTATCAAAACCGGGGAGGTTTATATATCGGTCATACTCAGCCATTCTTTATCCTAACGGCGGAAGCACAAGTGGATTTACCGCGGGAGTGTAAGCGTCAGGGGTAAACGCCGTAAACGTATAGGGCTGTATAGTTGACGTGTCAGTGCTTGGTAATCCCGCAATGCCTGCCGTGCTGACATTTGCAGCGGGCACTATTGGAGCGTACCCCGTATAAGTTGCGGGAGCGGCAGGCGTCATAGCAGTAGTGTTGGCTGCCGGAGTTGTGGCGACGTTATTTATTATATCGGCTCCAGGGGTCGTTGTGGCAATAGTGTTAACGTTTGCAAGATTGTTAGCTGCAATCTGATTATTAAGTGTGTCTATGAGACCAGAATAATCGGTGCCAGTATAGGGTGATAAAGAAGTAAGAGCACTCACTCTATCTGCATCACTTAAACCAGATGTAGGGTCCAACGCAACATTAGATAAATTATCAACTGCATATTGTACCCCCGCACCATCAGGTACTCCCAAATTTTCTCCAAGAGATATTGCAAACTCTAATTTTTGAATCGCCGTTAAATCATCTCGTTCATTAACCATATTTATAATATTCTGATCAGCTACACTGGGAGTTAAAGTCGTGATGCCCCCATCAACAGTTGCGGTATCGGTTGCCGTTTGTTGTTCTGCTGCCGCTGCCGCTGCCGCTTCTGCACGACGCCTTCTTTTTCTTCTTCTTTTTTTTCTACGGCTTGCAGCAAGCTCTAAATTTTTTTTACTAGCTTCCGTTTTCTCCCGATACGCCTGAGACTGTTCACTAATTGGTTTTCCTGCATTATCCATAATTTCTTTGATATCGGATTTAATCTGAGAACCAATGCTCGCAATACCGCTTTTGAGTTTTGACAGTATGCCACCACCGTTTGAAAATTCCATAGGCACAGTGGCTAACGAAGGAAGACCTCCGCCATTGCGGTAAGCCATAATTTGTTTGGGCATATCACTTCTCATCATATCAGGCTTCCTATTCCTTCTCTGCTTTTTATCATACTCGAAATCGGGTCGTTTGGAAATAAGGCGGCATACCTAGACTGAGTCCCGGCCCGCGAAACATTGTTTGGGACAATTGGCGCTTGGGCCGCGACCTGTCTAGGCTGCACCGCCGGACGGTTGGTGGGAGTTACCGTCTGGGGTATATTTATTCTAGGATCAATTGGAACAATCGGAGCGACAGGAACTTCATCGGGGACAGTCCGTGTTTTATTTCTACCACGTGCCCGTGCTTTTCTTTCTTCATCTTCCTGTCTTTGTATTTCATCTAACCTTTTTTGATCAGAAGGTAATGTTACATCTTCTTCTTCTTCAATAGTTCTCACGATATATGGCACTCGACGCCCTGTTTGTGATGCAACAAGACCAAAACCTTTTTCAAGATTAGCCAGTGCGTTATCTAAATCTTGCTTACTTTTTATTGTTTTCATAGCAGAAGCTAATTTTTTTGGATCAGAAAACAATTCTGTCATAACTTTTATTCTTTGAGCCTCGGGACCTTTTAATAACAAGCGTTGAACTACTTCTGAACCTGTTTGTTCAGCAATTAAACCGCCTCCCATTTGTGGCAAGCCTAACAAACTTTTCATTTTGTTTTGAATCGCACCACCTGCGGTTGCTCCAAATATTCTTACATAGAAGAGTTTTGCTAAACTGGGCTGTTTAAACAAAACATTTTCAAAATCCCCTGTTTGAAAAGCCTCTTCAACGCCTCGCATTGTTTTAATGGCTTTCTCAAGCTCCTCGACTTCGTCTACGGTCATTAAATCTTTACGAATCATAAAATCAGCCAAATTAAATTTTATGTTTGGAGGCACTCCCTCTAATTGACCAAACAAAGTTTCTTGTAAAACTTTTGCATTTGGTGTTCCACCCATGCCTGATTTAGTTAAAGCGTGATTAATAATAGCTTGCTTCAAACCTTGCATAGCTTGATCTTTTGTATATTCAGATTTTGTAAAATTTGTATCTTCAACGATATTGTATAGCTCATTCATCGCAATGGTCGGACGTGGGGATTTTAAAGACTCTGAAACAAGTTTTCCTGTATCTTCATACTCCAAAGCCATATTGATAGCTTTTTGTTTATACATCTCAGCTATTTGCTCTTCCGAAAACCCCATTTGTCGGGCTTGAGATGGTCTTAAACGATCCGTAACATCTACTAAAAAACCATCAAGAGTGTTTTGAGCCGCTTCTAAAGAAGCAAAATCATTTGCAAAATCTTCACCTAACAAAGTCATCAATTGCTGTGACGCTGGTTTTTTCATAAACGTATTGTATTTTGTTTCGTTTATGACATATCTTTCCACATTTTTACCAGTTAATGGATCTTTAAAGGGTTTTTTTTCAATAAATTGATCTAAGGAATCTCTGATCGCATTTTGCATGATGCCTGTTGAACCCATTGCGTTTACTTGTTCTTCAGAAAAACCCGCCTCATCAATTAGAAACCTTCCCGCCGCTTGTATTTGATCATACCTTTGAACAGTGCTATTTGGCCCACCTTTAAAAAAGGCATCCAGAAGTTCTTTTGGATCCATGATTTTTGACCTAAACTTATCAACCGTTTGTAAATCGTTAATAAAGCTTCTAGTAAAAACGTTATTCCTTGCAAAGGTGTAGGATCTTGCTGCGTTATATGCGGCAGAGGCGTCATTTTTTTGTCCAGTTAAATCACGAAGAAGTGCATCAGCAACTTTACTTAATCTTTCAGCGGCTTTTACCTGACCATTCGCTCTAAGCCTTGAAGCTTCGTCAAGAACATCAGATCGCATTTCAAAAAACCTTTGAGCCGTTGCAGGGTTTCTACCTTTACCCTCTTGAAAGTATTCTTTAAATTCCTCTATGTCATCCATTGTCCCTTTAAGACTAGACTCAAATCGTTTTTGCGATCCAATCGAGGCAAATTTTAATCCATTTCGTGAAGAGGGTGTGTCTAAAAGTTGTAATACATTTGGTTGTTTGATCTGCCTACCGTTCTTTGCATAAAACTCTGTAATTTGATAATTTCCAACATCTTTCCAAAGTTCAGTCTCTCTTTTTTTACTCAATTTAATTTGATTATCTAAAATGTCATACAATTTTTCAGATAAATTTACTCTTTGAGATACTAAGTCAGGGTTTTCGGCAGCGTCTCGACCAAGCACAGTTGCGGCATTATCGTACAGACTATTTACCCCATTCTCAATATTATCAATAATATTTTGTTCAAACAAACCCTGTTGAATACGAGCCGCAATTACAAGGGCCTGCGGATCTCCTGTAGCAGCAAGGGTTCTTATTGCATTTAATGCTCCTGCCTGTAGCTCCTCTCTTCCACGCCCTGTTGCAAATTGTAAATCAGTGCTTGATTTTTCAAGTTCGTTTTGAATTGTTCTAATCGTGCGCGAAAAAGGAAGTTGATTTATTTCAGCTAAATCAGCCGCGGTGAATGCAACAGAATTTCCGTCCGCGTCAACACTTACTTCATTTAGTTGCTCAATAAATTTAGCTAATTTTTCTTGAGGTTTTACTTCTTGTCCGGCGGCATTTAACTCTGTAATGTATTCGTCAGACTTTTCGATAGCCATCATAATTCTTTTTACAGAATCTTTTTCAAATTTTTCACTAAGTAAACCTTTATCAGCTTTACCCCACCAATTTTTGACTGTCTGATATACGTCTGGAGCCGCTTTTACCCCGACCTCTACGACAGCAGGAACTAGTAGAGAACCTCCAACCTCACCAATTAATCGACTTGTTTCGCTGTACGGATCAAGCTCTTGCATAATACTCGACCCATATGCAGCGCCTACACCCGCCGCACCTTCAATTGTTAGAAAAGGAATTGGTTTTAAACGGGCTTTTTCTAAAGATCTTTGAATACCCCCTTCAATGCCTCCAATGACTCTGGCTGTGACGGGTCCTTTTCGTGGATCAATGAAAAAACCTGCGGGATTGAATCTTGTAAAACCGAGGTCAATGCCTAATCCGCTTCCAAACATGGGGCCACGAGAGGCTTTCTCGCGAGCCTCGTTTGCTTTTTTAAAAGCATTTGCAGATAAACCAGAGCCTATTGCCGTAAGTTCAAAAGCGTCATCTGCTTTTTCAGCGAACTTCCCACTTGCTACATTTCTAAAATTTTCAAGAAAACCTAACGCGCCCGTGCCACCTTTTGAAATCGATTTAGGCGCAAGTGACCATGGAGAAGTTAGAAAGGTCGCTGCAAACACCCCCGTTTCTCCAAAATTTACATCTGGTTGCAAACTTGGAATTACAGGGTCTTGCTCCCCTAAAATAGCATCTTCCGCTTCTCCCGCAGCCGTAGCAGCCAAAATAGATCCGCCTACGGCTCCTCCCAAATAAACTATACCACGAGCAGCTAAACCGGGAAGACCCATAGGAGGAATCATATTTGCAAAGGGGGCAACGGCTTGAAGCCCTAGACGCGCACCACCTAAAGCCCCTATGGCTTCAGGTGCAGCTCTCCCTGCTCCGTATAATTTTGCACGGCCCTCTGCCCCAGAACGCTCTTCTTGTGGGCCAAACATACCGAAATCTCTGACATTTGTAAAAATGCTAAGTATTTCTTCATCGCCAAGCTGACGATCTTTAGGGTCAATACCTTGATATCTTCTAATCCCCTCAAACCCCGGCCAAGTTCCATCTCTTAGAACATCTAATGTAACACCTTGGTCAAAACCTTGTTGTTTTAAAAGTCTATCTGCTTCAATAACAACACCCTCTGTAGTTTTTGAAAGACCACGATCTGTCATAAAAGATTTAAATTCAGCATCAGAAAAGTTTATTAATTTATCTGCCATTTAATTAATCCCTCCTAACGCTCGAACATCTGATGCTGTGTCTTCATCGGTTGCAGGATTTCTGACAAGAGGCGCACTTCTAGTTCTAAAAGCAGACTCAAATTTAAGCAATTCATTGAGAAGAGGTTTGGCATTTATCATTCTCAAACGAGCACCTTCTTGTTTTTTCTCACCAAAAAACTTAGCTTCTGTGCCTCCATAATCTGGCAACAGATTTCTATCTACTTCCATTTGTAAGGCCACTTGATCAGTCAAAGCCTTAAACGCCGACGCTGCGTCCGCATCAGTTTTAAAGAAAACTCCGCCGGGTTGAATTCTAGCTAAAAACTTGTTTATCTCATCTTGGACTGACTTTAATACACGATCTTCACGTCCAGAGGTTAAGAATTGATTTAATATAATACTTATATTATCTAAATCGGAAACAGCTTGTTTAACATTTGCTGCTTCTTCCCCTGCATAAACATTACCTTCATTATCTGAAAATTCGTCAAGTCCCTCTGCAATGGCTGTCCTAACTTGAGGAGCGATTCTGCTCGCACCGATAACAACTTTATAATCCACATCGGGTTTAAATAAGGTAGTTGGTGAATTTACAAAGGTAGGATGATCTCGTATCACCATTCCTTGATCGTTGAAAAGCTCCCCTTTAGCTTGTGGAATATTAAAATAAGTCTGACCAGGGGGTAATTGTCTGGGCGGCTCTTCTCCTGTTACCTGATAATAAAGATCAGGACTTCTTTCCCGTATTTCATTTAACACTTGCGCACTTAAAGTATTACCCGAAGAAGATCTTTCACCTGTTTCAGGATCAAATTTTGATGTTCTTTTTGTATATTTTAAAACACGATTTTCAAAAGTGTTGCTGTCAGCAAGCGAACCGTCTCCGTAAGATGCAGCATTTCGAACGATGTAATCTAATAATTCATTATCGTTAGTTATTTCGGCTGCCGCTGCTCTCGCTTTATAATCGTCAATCTCCAACTGTCGATTCGTAGCAAATTGATCAAAAATTTCTTTTGCTCTTGCAAGAGAAAGCTGCTCATCAGTTTGCATCAAACGATGTTCTGCTTGAGCAGTTTGAATCATAAACTGCGCTTGCTGCTGTGCCCGTGCTAACTCATCTCCCTTTAACCCCATGTTTTTTAGTTCGATTTGCAATTCAGCGTTAAAATTATCTTGTTGCTCTTTGAACGTCCTGTCTTTAGCACCCTCACTGCGTGTCAGCATACGATTAAGCGCAGCTTGTCCCGCAGTAAATGCTTGTTGATCCTCTTGTTTTATACGATCTAATTCTGCAATTAATTTTGTTTTCTCTAAATCAAATGTTTGAGCATCTGCGATTTTTGCTAGGTCATAAGCATTTGCTACATCCATTTTCTGCAAGTCGCGAGATAGACTTAATGCAGAACTAATTCGAAGGTTTTCTTGTTGATATTTGTTTTGTAACTCTAAAGACTCTTTTGAGTTATCAAACTTCAAAGCGGTAAGTTTCAATTCGTTTTCTGCCCGCCTATCTTCAAGGGCTAATCTATCTTCTTGCGCGGAGGTAGCCATGCGTTCTTGGAAATTAAAATTATCCTCTTGTAGTTTTAAACGAAATTTATTGTTGAAATCGGCTAAATCTTTTGCAGCAGCGGCTCTGGCTGCAATCGCTTCTTGCCCTATCTCACCCTCTAACACTTTCAGACTTCTAGCCGCGTCAATTTGTAAATTAGCCAAATTAGTGCGCAAATCTCTTTCTGATTGGTTTTGTCCCGCAGTAAAAGATTGCTGCTGTAAGAGTTTTGCCATGTCATTGGCAGCATCAATGCCTCGTAACTTTATGTCCTGCGCTCTCTGTTCTGCTGCACCAAGAGATCGCTCCGCAGATTCTAAGGCGCTAAGTTTAAGCTGTTGATCTTGCTGTTTTTGCACATCTTTCATTTGTTGAAACTGTGCCGCTCGTTGACCAATTTTAGGAGCTAATTGTGACTCTGCTAATGCATTTGCTAATCTTTCAGCAACAGAGCGCCCATCAGTAGATCCCGCAAACTGTAAGCCTGCTTGCGCTATGTCGAATAACATCTGAGCTTGAGTCAAACGCTTTTGTTCTTCAAGTTGCGCTGCTCGTTCTTGAGGTGTTCCCAAGATATTTTCTCTTGCCGCCATTGCACGATCTAAAAACGGATTAATACTTAAAATATCAGAGGCTACAGGAGGTTGTGCTAATGGTCCTTCGGGTGGAGTACCCGTTTGAAACTTTCGGACCATCACAGGTCCACCTTGGTTAAAATTTACGGGTGGAGTGTTGCCCGCCCCCATTGCCATGAGTTCACCAACGCCTTGGGACATCTGTTCCCCTTCAGCCATACCAACGTCTTGGACAAGAGACTGCATCAACTCGCCAATCCCGCTATCTACCGCGCCTTCTTCTGTCATCATTATGGTCGGCTGTACCATTGCCAAAACACTTTCCGGCGTTCTGTTTGCATCAGCTTCCCCGACATACCCTGCAAGTTCCGCGTACCGCGCTTCAAGGGGCTTCTCATTGCCTCTAAATGCGTCGATCAAACCCTTCGCATCATCAGCCGCATCAATATTTGTAATCATCTCAGAGGCGTAAGCCTGACCCAACTGTTCGCCTTGACCCATTGCGCGGTCTTCCATGCCTTGCACCTGTGCCACCTGTTCAGGATTTACTTGGGGTGGTGCCATGCCCATCATCGGTGGAGCCGCAGGACCACCCATCTGACGAAACAACGGACGTTGCATCACGGACCCACCGCCCATAAACTTTTCGGCTGCTTCTGGATCGATCTTTCTTTGCACATACTCTGGTAGTGCTTTAAATCCTTCGTTCATTATAATAGCCCCGCTCTTTGTGCGCCCGCCGCGGCGCTAAGTCCTGATATACCCAAGCCTAATGCGGTTTGGAAAGGTGAAACTTGTGGCGCAGATGACGCCGTCAGTGTAGATTGTGAAGTTGGTATGCCCGCATAAATATCAGACAAGAAACCAAACTGTTGATATGGATATTGCTGCGCCTGCACATTAGTCAATCTAGTTGCATCCAGACCCGCTTGTGCCACACCGCGTTGGATATTACCCGCCTGCAATGCCGCATTGATTTGGTTCTGACGTATGTTCTGACCGATTTCGCCAATACCCGCCTGTTGTACGCCTAACTGACCTAAATTAGTACCAAAAGTGCCCAATTGAGCAGCTAACGATCCAAGCCCCTGACCAAGCGCAAGCTGCCTGCCTGCAAGATCACCTAGTTGCGCTACGTCTGCTTGACCTAATTGTCCAAATTGTAAACCAAGGTTACCCATCAATTGAGCTTCCTGTAAGCGTCTTGCCATTGCGGCATCAAATCCGGCTTGTCTTAGTTGACCAGAGGTTCTACCCATCTGCTCTAGTGCATTTCTAAATAGCTCTTGTTCAGCTACCGCCTGACGGGATCCACCAAAAGCACCAGATCCAACCGCTCTTGCCGCTACACCTTGTTGTTGCAAACCTGCTTGTCTCGCAATATCAGCAAGACTTCTTTGTACAACTTGCTCTTCAAACGGATTAAAAGCACCAATGCCTCTTGCTGTCTGTGCCGCAGCCTGTTGATATGTGTACGGCACTGCTCTCTGCGCCGCAGCAAGTTGGGCGGCTTGATTAATAATGTCTTGAGTTTGTCCAGTGGTCGTTTCAGCCTGACGAAGGGAAGGGACCGCAGCTTGTGTTACAATGTTCTGCCCACCTTGTATCGCCGCTTCCCCTGCCTGTAGAAAAGGCTGATACGCTCCAATGCCAGACTGAGCAGCCCCTATAGCAGCACTTTCTGCGGGCGTCAAACCCGCAACTTGATAAGCCGTCTGTGGCGGCATACCCGCGGCAACTTGATTTTTTACAAACTCTTGAACGTCCCTAAGTAAACCTAAACGGTAAGCTTCAATAGCAGGATCCTGCCGTTGAATTTGAACTGTTGTATTTTCAACCATTACGCTACCGCTCCTCCCTCAAAGGACCGCATGATGTCATACATCTTTTTAAAACCTTGTTCGCGGCTGCCGTTGCCCGCCCCTTTTACAGCTTTTGCAGTCATAACAAATTCACCATCAGATAACATTGCGGGAATATCATCAGACGTTTCGGTTCCCGGCCCCTCTATTTGGCCCGTGCGCCGCGGAAACTGTTCCAATGCCATATTGCGTTGACCCTGACGATTCATCGCGCCACCCGACGCAGCATATGCCGCAGGTAGAATGGGATCGCTATAATAAGGCGTAAATACAGGATTACCTTGAGCATCAACGCCATATAGTGGAGCAGGACGCATACCAGTTACAGTTGGATCATATCCCGGAATTACAACTTCAGCTACTTCAGTTTCAGCAGGCGCTTCACCACTGGCTGTGGCACTTGGAGTAATTACATTTGTTCCTGCGCCAACAGGTGTGAGGTTCGCATAGAGGTTTGCAATAGTCCCTTGACTTGGTCCGTATAACGCGGCTGACGGAACCATTATTTGATTAAAATCAAAAAAGGTTGGAGCACTTGGAACACCAACCCTATATGCACCCTCATTTGCATCAAGAACACTTGTAGTTGAGGCTATTGGATTGGCTGCATCTGTTTGATCGGTAACGTCGATACCTGCAACTTCAGTAATTTCTTCAGTAGGAATTGGATCAAAAGCCCCTGCCGCACCCGCCGCAAGAAGAGAAGGAAGTCCGTATTTAAAGGCAGTGCCTAATAAAGAAGATTTACCACCCGCAGCCGCCGCGCCTCCAGGAACAGCATTTAAAGCAGCATCAACCAATGCTTTTTCACCTAAATCGGGACTAAGCGCCTTTAATTTTGTAGCAAAATCTAATTGACCACTGTTAAGTTGAGAAAGTTTTGTAATTTCTGGAGCGGCTTGCGCGGCTTGCCCTACTCCGAATAATTTTTCTGCTCCTGTTCGGAGACCCCCGGGTAATGTTCCTATTGCACCCTGTGCAAACCCAGACCCAAAGGTTCCTGATCCAGACGCAATGGCTTTAAATCCACCAGTTAAACCTCCAACTAAACCTGTTCCTAGTCCCGCAATGGCTGCGCTTTTCAATGCATCTTTAAAACTTTCACCTTGTATAAGAGAACCAACGCCAGAGGCTAAAGCAGCAGTTCCCGCGGCTCCCATGCCGAAAAGACCTGCGCCGCCAAGTCCCCCAGTTAAAGCCACCGCCGCGACAGGTAGAATTATTTTCGCAGCTTTCTTAAATACCTTTTTAACTTTCTTTACAATGTTTTTAAGAAATTTAAAAAACTCAGGTTGTCCTGTTAATGGGTTAATGGAGTTACTTGAAGAACCAACTACATATCGCTCTGGATCAGTGCCATCTGCCGCAATAGCATCTTTCACTTGATTTATAAGTTGAGGATTGTTTTCAACTACATCGCGTGGAATTATGACTTCTTGTTCTGTAGCATGAACAATGTAATTATCGCCATTTCGACCCATAGAAGCCATGCGATCGGCTACTTCTTTTATGGAATTAATACCCCCACCATGACCAAACATCAGGATATTGTCATCAATCTCGTCCATATTGGAAGTAAGAAACGAACCGATACCCGCGTCTGGCATTGTTATTGTTTCATACTGCTGCATTAGGCTTCTCCTGAGATCGCTTCGGGGGCAGTCACGGTTATAGAGGTGCTGCGTCGCTCTGCGCCTGTCCACGATCTGCCACAATCTGGGCAATTACCATCTGGGTAACTCGCGACCTCTGCGGGGGTGTCAACTGCATTATCACAGTGTACACAATGCACTATATCAGAACTTGTCGCAGGTTTCCACTTAGAACCGTTAGACATTATTAAAATTGTGTCATCACTCATGTCGTTGTCACCGTTACCGTTCCAACCGCACCTGTTGCACTGGAGCCGCGCACATGCGGTTTATTTATTAAAGCTATCTTAACAAAACCATCCTGTTGAAACAATGCTCCATTTTCTAAGCCCGAATCGTCCGTCTGCAAATCCGTAAGGGTCAGCTTTGTTGCCCTTTCTTCGCCCGGATTTTGTTGTTGTTCCATGTAAATAGCAAAACTTCGCGTGAGGTTCGCGAAGTATTGTTGATCGTACTGCGTCGGGGGTACAGCAAAGAAGGGTAAGATCAGGTTTCTTGACACTATCTCCTCCCATCAGGCCGTATGTCCA